ATTTTCCTTGCACCAGTTTACTTGAGTTTGACCGCTTTTACGATAGTCAGCGATTCGTTGTTCCCAAACCTTTCGTAATTCAGGATTCTTAGGCATAAAAAAACCTCCTTCAATTTCATCTTGAGGGGATTATCTCATGAAATTAGCACACCAAGAAGGTGTGCAAGATTTGACGCTTACATTTCAATTACCCGAAATTGACCGTGATGCAACAAAAAAACGAGTAGAAGCTGCCCTGGAGAAATATCGGTTTTATCTCCTTACCGTTCCAGAGGAGAGACTACCAAAGGTGACAGCGACATATTCACTTGTTCCTCCTGCTCACAGCAATGCTTTTCATTCATCAACAGAAACAGCAGTGATTGACAAGGTGGATTTTGAACAAGAACGTGACGAATATATGAAATGGATTAGACGTGGAGTAAATAGGCTTAGTCAAAGGGAACGAGAGTTGATCATAAAGCGTTATTTGAGTGATGAGGAGATGTATGATTACGAGCTATACAATGAGATGGGAATGAGCGAGAGCAAATACTATCGTTTAAAAGCACGGACTTTTTATAAGCTTGCATTCATATTGAGAATTGAAGTGTACAAAGAAGGGGCTGTCCAGAATGAACTGCCCCCTGTCAAGTAGACATTTACAATGGCTGGAACTTGTCCATCTTTTGTACTAAATCGATGATTCGTTTATTTAGCTGTTCAAAATGGGGGCGATTATGCAAAATTTCCCCTTCAAAAATACAAGAACGTGCAGCGTTATAAATCACCATATAACTTTTTCCCATACTGACATCAAAAGCAATGACGCTTTGCATATACATTCCTCCCGATTTTTATGTAGAAGTCTTCACTTCACCTTATCGATTCCCTTTTCTTATACACAATCTCAAGGATCCAACATACTGAAACTGATTCTTATAAGGGCAGTGAAGTAGGGCCAGTTTTTTCATTACGAACTCAAAGTTCTGGGGCTGTCACGACCTATTCTCCACTTCTACTATAAAAAAAATAGTAGCACAGACCATGGCTGTGGTCTGTGCTACTAATCTTAGTATATTTTTTGTAGCAAAAATTTTCGTTGGGATTTTACGACAAATTACGACAAAAATACCCTATATTTTATGCTAATTATAATTATGTAAAAATAAATGTAGTCGAAAGGAGAATTTTTGTAACAATGGTTAATGCTGTAGAAAGTAACTTATTGTTATTTGTTGAAAAAATGAGAGAAATCCCAAATTCTGAAGAACTGCTAACAGAAATATTTGAACTACATTTTATGCATACCGAAAAGGATACACTAGCTATGGAATTACATAGTCATATAACCAATATTTTTAAGATAGATGCAATGACATTACTACAATATTTAGCGGATATGAAGTCATCAATTAATTCTGATGACAGTTATATCAAAACTATTAATAGACTAAAGATGAAATATGGATATTTTATCAATGAGTTACTTAAACGTATACAGAATCCTTTTTTAATAGCTGGTGCTGAGTTCAATGTTGAAAATGGGTCTTCTATCCATAGATTTTCACTTAGAAGGGTAGATGGAATGTATTTTGAGGCGCAATTTAATCCTGGAACATTTCTACCTATAGTTAATCTTTGTATTAATTCTCTTCGTCAATCAATTGAAAGAGGGATTTATAATTTAAACGAGCAGGATATAATGAACTTTCTTACAGAAAGTAATCAGTTGGCAGATTTGTTCAAAAGCTTACTTCAAACTCATAAAGGTGGGAAACACTGATGCTAGCTTTATCATCAGTATCATGGTATGATACGAAAGCTTTTCATACAGTTATTGGTGCCTGTTTAACTTTAATCACTTTTTTTGTGACACAGTATCTTACGGGAAAAAGGGAAAAAATTAAATACAATCAAACAATGTTAAACTGGCTTGTTCAAAGTAATCATTCGCTTTTTTCGAGAATTTATTATTATTCACTTAATAAGGATAATATTAACTATGCAGCTCTTAAATCGGAGTTAAACAAAACAGGAAGTTTTATTTATATACTTCCGCCCGATTTAAAGAAGGATTTTGAGCAACTTTATTTAATATATTATACTGATCCGGAATTTTATTTAAAAAATAAGCATCGTATTTATGAATTAATGGTATCAATTGTGGAGAAGCTACATAAATATGGGGTAGATGCCTTTGGATATAAGTAATTTTAGTACGGGTAAAAAGCAAATCGAAGCTAAAGCCAAAAGGAATTTAGATAAATATGTAAGATTTTATAATGGGTTTAGGGAAATAGGCGATCAAATGGAAGTTATAACCAATATAGAATTTATGGAGCAAGAATTGAATAAATTAGTTGCTGAAGGAAGAGTAAATGAAGGCGATGTGAAACACAGAGTGTTAAAGGGATACATAGATGAAGCATATAGTTATCTATCAGTTAGAAACCCATCAGTAGATGATGTCTATAAACACTATTCGGTATTTCAAGCTTTTGATAATATGGTTTTAGGCATAAGAGGAGGTGGTGGTAATGTATAAAGAGCAAATATCTTTTAATCCTAATAAAATTTTTTTGAACATTGATTTTGACTGTGTAAAAAACGAAATAAAGAAACAGTTTGTCGACATAGAGGATTACGGCAGTGTAATCCTGACTAAACGGGATAGTTTTGTTGTATCAATAACTGATATTGGAAAAGTTATCGTTTTATACGACCACCTCCCTAAAGAAGAACTAGAAACAGTACTATGTAAAATTGAGAAATCATTTAAGAAATCTGTCAGCTTTTTCGAGCTTGAGATGGCATAAAACTGTTTGACAAAAAAATGAAAGAAAAATGACAGAAAGACGACAGAATATTTCTGTTTAGACGTGTTATGATGATATCGTGGAAATGTTCCATATGACTGATATTTTTCAGACCAAACTATTTTGTGAAACGTCACTCTCTAGGGATTGGGGTTAGCCCAATCGTGAGAGTGGCGTTTTTATTTTTCATTGAGGTGATTGCCTATGAAGCTGTCAGATCATTTGGCAGATAAAAAAGTTAAAAGTCTAAAAAGTATGACCAAGAAGAAGGAAGAGAAAATTAATTGGCATGAGATAATGGGGACCAACCGTCCTAGATATAAACGTGTTCGAGGGGCAATTCGGCGAAAATAGTTTGTCGAGATTTGACGACCGAATTTTGTAGGGAAATCGCCTCCTTTTGTCGAATTGAGTAGACAAGAAGGGAGGATGAAAAATATGAATGAAGAAAAAACATTGTTAGAATTTGAAACTTATTTATTCGGTTTAAATACAAATAAGGAAGGAATTTTAAAAATACCAACGGAACACTATGAATTAACTAACCAGCGTTTAAAAATTACAAAACAAGGTGTATTAACTGAAACAAAAAGCGATATTGAATTATTTAAAATCAAAGACATAAATGTAACACAAAAATTAAAAGATAAAGTTATGGATGTTGGGGACATTGAAATAATTAGTGCGGACGAATCAAAACCAAAGTTGGTTTTAAAACGTATAAAAAATCCTCATGAGGTAAGAGAAAAAATTAGAAGTGCTGTTATAGCTGCTAGAGAGGCCACAGGAGTTACATACAGATATGATTTGTAGAGCCTTAATTTGGCTCTTTTTTATTTTATGAAGATTAGCATAAGGTAGGTGGTGATAAATGGCAAGATTAACAGCTAAACAAAAAAGATTTATTGAAGAATATCTGATTGATTTAAATGCCACTCAGGCGGCTATTAGGGCAGGGTACAGCCCCAATACTGCTGGAGCTATTGGGCATGAAAACCTAAACAAACCTGAAATACGCGCGCGTATAGATCAGGCTTTGGCAGAACGTTCGAAGCGTACAGGCATCAATGCTGATAGGGTTATAAGAGAACTTGCTCGAATTGCCCTTGTGAACCCAGGTAACCTTATCAATTTTGATGAAGCAACTGTAAGAGAAAATGCGTCAGAAGATGATTTAGCTGCTATTTCATCGGTAAAAGTAAAAATCATTCCAGGAGAAGCTGGAGATATTGTTGAAAGAGAAGTAAGGATGTATGACAAGAACAGAGCATTAGAATTACTAGGAAAGCACTTGGGAATCTTTACAGATAAAATAGAATTAAACGGATCAGTTGGTGTCGTACAGATTATTGACGACATTCCTAAGAGTGGTGGCCATGAAGATTAAACTGATGGAGATGATCGCACCATCGTTTTACTCCGTTCATCATGATGTTCGGCAGAAGAAACATACGTACTATTGGTTGAAAGGTGGCCGAGGCTCGACGAAATCATCCTTTGTTTCTATCGAAATCGTTATAGGAATGATGTCGGATCCGGACGCCAACGCGGTGATTTTGCGGAAGGTGAAGGAAACTCTTCGGGAATCTGTATACGAGCAGATGCTTTGGGCCATCGATCAGTTGGGCGTCAGCCATCTATGGCGCGAATCTCTCAGTCCATTGAGTATCACATATGTCCCGACCGGTCAAAAAATCATATTCAAGGGTGCGGATAAGCCCAAAAAAGTGAAATCATCCAAGTTTCGTCGAGGATATGCCAAATATATTTGGTATGAAGAAGTGGATGAATTCGGCGGCGTACGAGAGATCCGAACCATCAACCAAACATTGGTCCGAGGCGGGCCAGATATTCAAGTGTTCTACACCTACAACCCGCCGGAATCGCAAAACAACTGGGTGAACGTTGAGGTGGAACAACAAAAATTCCGTGATGACACGCTTGTTCATTCTAGTACGTATTTGGATGTGCCAAAGGAATGGCTGGGCGAACAATTCATCCAAGACGCCGAGTTCCTGAAAAAGCACAATTACAAGAAATATGAACATGAGTATTTAGGTGTCGTTACTGGTACCGGCGCGGAAGTGTTCAACAACGTTACTTTGCGGCGGATCACCGACGAAGAAATTGCCCGTTTTGACAAAATATATCGGGGTCTGGACTTTGGCTTTGCTGCGGATCCGCTTCACTATACAGAAAACTATTATGACAAGGCGCGGAGGCGTCTTTTTATTTTTTCTGAAATCCATCAAGTGGGTTTAAAAAATAGGGAAGCCGTGGAGAAAATCAAAAAATTCAATCCGATGAACGATTGGATCACGGCTGACAGCTCTGATCCCAGAACCATTTCCGAATTTAAAGATTTAGGGTTGCGAATTCGCGGGGCGAAGAAAGGACCTGGTTCGGTTGAACATGGCATCAAATGGCTGCAGGATTTAGATGAGATCATCATTGATCCGGAACGTTGCCCGAATACAGCTAGAGAATTCACCTCGTATGAAATCGAAAGAGACAGTCATGGCAACCTAAAAGGGACATATCCAGATAAGGACAACCACAGCATAGATGCTACTCGATACAGTTTAGAAGATGAAATGAAAGGAAAACCAAAAATCAAAACATTTAAAGGAGGGTTGTAAGTTGGATCCGTTTATTTTTTCGGCAGAAGAGGAAATCACCGCGGAAGTTGTGCAAGATTTTATTCAGAAACACCAGGCATTACTACCGAGATACCAACGTCTGAAAAATCTTTATAAGGGTCATCATCTGATTTTGGATCGAGCTAATAAGCCAGAGTATAAACCAGATAATCGGTTGGTTGTGAACTTTGCTAAATATATAACCGATACGTTCAATGGGTATTTCATAGGGGTTCCCATTCGAATTAGTCACGATGACCCTGAAATCAATAAGCGAGTAGACGAATTTCAGACCCGAAACGATATGGACGATAATCAAGCGGAACTCAGTAAAATGTGTTCGATCTATGGCCATGCTTTCGAATTATTGTACCAGGACGAAGAATCTCAAACGTGTTGTACCTATAATAGCCCATTGGATATGTTTATTGTTTATGATGATACGATTGCCCAAAAACCTTTATTTGCAGTTTGGTATCAAGTCACTGACAAGGGCATGAAAGGGCAAGTATTTACCGTTAGTGAGATTATTTCATTTCTTGAGGGAGATGAAGGGATTGTTTTTACGGGTTCCGAACCCCATTATTATGGCGATGTCCCTGTCATTGAGTATATTGAAAATGAAGAGCGACAAAGTGTATTTGAGCATGTCGAAAGCCTGATTAATGCCTATAACAAGGGAGTGTCAGAAAAAGCGAATGACGTGGATTATTTTGCAGATGCGTATATGAAAATTCTAGGTACGGAAATAGACGAAACCACCATTCAAAATATCCGGGACAACCGGATTATTAATTTATTTGGGGCTGATGATCTCGCTAACATAATCGTTGAGTTCATGGAAAAACCGAATGGTGATGCCAATCAAGAGCATTTGCTCGATCGTTTGGAACGTCTCATCTATCAAATTAGCATGGTAGCCAACATCAATGATGAATCTTTTGGGAATGCTTCAGGTGTGTCTCTTGAATTTAAACTCCAGCCGATGAAAAACCTTGCGGCTATGAAGGAAAGAAAATTTGTCAGTGGAATGAATCGACGTTTCAAAATGGTGTTCAATTTGCCAACCAATATTGAGCCGTCCAAGAAAGACGAATGGCGGAATTTGAACTATACATTTACGCGGAACATTCCGAGAAATATTGCGGATGAGGCAGATACGGCAGGGAAATTGTCAGGAATTGTTTCAAAAGAAACACAGCTTTCCATTTTGTCGTTCGTCGACAATCCAAAACAAGAACTGGAACGGATTCAGAAAGAAAATGAAATGAATAGTTATCAAACTACTGATGAAACCGGCGATTTCGAGGTTTTCGAGGTTGATTCATAATGGCTACCAAAACCTATTGGGAAAAACGAATGGAGCAACTTTTTGCTGCCCAAGATAAACAAAACCATCGGCTGGATAAACAATTAAGAAAAGAAATTCTTCGAATAGAAGCCGATATCAGAAAAGAAATTGCTCGGTATTATCAAGAGTATGGCAAAGAGAATGTGATTGAGTATCGTCATTTAGTGCAAAATTTATCTCAATCGGAAATCGATCTTCTCTATCAGGATTACGAAGCATTCGCCAAAAAATACCCGCAATACGCACATTTAATGCCTGTTCGCGAAAGCATCTACCGTTTAAATCGGTTAGAAGGGTTGGCGCTGTCCATACGCTTAAAAATGGTTGAGTTAGGAGCATTTGAACAAGAAGGATTTGAAAAACTATTACGTGAAGCTTATGAAAACGGATATTTATCCACGATGAAGGGGCTAGAGCATGCACCTTCATTTTTTCATATCAACGAATCTGTGATGCGAATGACACTCAATGCAAAGTGGATTAATGGGCAGAATTTTTCAGATCGCATTTGGGCCAATAAAGAGAAATTAATATACACATTGAATCAAGAAATTCGAGATGGCATTATTCGTGGCGACGATTACCGACAGATGGCCAGGATCATTCAAAATAGACTGGAAGTTGGTGCGAATGAATCGCTAAGATTAATTGCTACTGAGAGTGCGTTTGTTATGAATCAAGCAAACAAGCAAGCGTTTATGGATGCAGGTATTCAAAGATATCAAATCACAGCGGTTTTGGATCACAGAACAAGCCCAACATGTAGAAGGTTGAATGGAGAAATTTTCGAATTCCAAGGTGCCAAAGTCGGGGTGAATTATCCGCCGTTTCATCCATTTTGTAGAACAACGGTTATACCAATTGAAAACGTGACGGTTCCAGAAGAGAAAAAAGTGAAAAATGTCATTCCATATCTTGAGTCCGCTAAAATTGATGATAAAAAACTATTTAGATATGTATTAAATAAAGAACATAAAGTCGGCGGTAACAAAGCCGTCGTATTTGAAAAAGTGTTAGGGTATAATGAAACTAATGGGGAGCTGCTCCGCAAAGAAGTTTTAGAAAAGCTTCCGGATTCTTATGCTGAACTGCGTAAAAAAGATAAACATGGTATAAAGTACACGACGTATATCCCACTCGTTGGAATGACAAACAGAAGTGTTTGGGCTATTGCGGGATGGATTTTGGAAAACAATATATTGAGATTAACCACTTTATACATCCCAGATCAACAAAAACAAGTCAAAATTGAACAAAAAATCAAAGAAGGTGGTGAGGCTGTTGATTAAGGCGAAAGAGCTCGATGTAGTTCTAACTAAAAACTTTGGAGAAGTGACAATATTAGAAGTATATGATAAAGAAGAAGAATATTTTGTTGAAGGACCGGAACTACCGGACAGAATTGACTTAAATCTCTTTTCTATCCCTTTTGATGAAGTGGTAAAGGTGGTTTACGAATCTTAAAAAGCACTTGACTTTCATTGAAAAGTTAAGTGCTTTTTCATATGCCTTTTTCTCGATTGTAGGCGTAAAAGAACAATCGTATTTATTATGCCTAAAACAAATCGTACATGGATATTTTTCGTTGAGTCACAAATTGGCTACAGAATGGTCGTAAATGGGCCACGTAAGGGCGTGTTTGGGATTTATTCCATCTGCCATGAAGTGACCAATGAGAATATGTGTGTGGGATAGGAGGAATAGGAATGTTTGATAAGTTGAATTTACAATTCTTTGCTGAAGATGACTTGCAAGACCAACAAATCAACCCACAAGATGAACAACAAGATCAACAAATAGAATCAAAAAAGATTGAAATGACTGAGGAAGAATTACGGAAGCGGATTGAAAGTGAAACCGACAAAAAGCTTGAAAAAGCTTTGAAAACGGCTCGAGCTAAATGGGAAAAAGAATTTCAAGAAAAGCTGGAACAGGAAAAAAAGGAAGCCGAGCGTCTGGCCAAACTTTCCGAGAAAGAGCGGAAAGAAGAAGAACTGAAAAAACGTGAGGAAGAACTCGAAAAACGTCTACGAGAATTGGAGCGGAAAGAGTTGAAAGCAGATGCGATCACGGTTTTAAATGAAAAGCAACTTCCTGCCCAGTTTGCCGATTTTCTTCTTGCTGAAAATGCTGAAAAAACACTGGAAAATATTAACACATTCAAAAAGGCGTTTGATGAAGCCGTTTCAGAAAAAGTCAAAGAAGCATTAGCCGGGAAGCCACCAAAAGTCAATCAAAATCCAGGGTTCAAAAACCCGTTTAGTAAAGAGCATTGGAATCTAACGGAGCAAGGGAGACTTTTCAAAGAAAACCCGGAACTATACAAACAACTAAAGGCGCAAGCCAATAAGCAATGAGGAGGATGATAAGGAATGACTACAAAACTTGCAGATGTCATTCAACCAGAAGTTTTTTCACCGTATGTCGTACAAAGAACAATGGAATTATCGGCGTTGTACCAATCTGGAATTGTTCAAAATGATGCAGAATTTGACCGTCTCGCAAGCGGACCAAATACGCTTGTCAATATGCCATTCTGGAATGATCTCACGGGAGATTCCGAGGTCATGGATGAGGATACCAACCTGACAGCCAAGAAAATTACAGCTAGTCAAGATGTGGCGAGAAAACACGGACGCGCCAATATGTGGGGGGCTAACAACTTAGCTGCATATCTATCAGGTGCGGACCCGATGGGAGCTATCGGTGATCTTGTCGCAAGCTACTGGGCAAGAGAGATGCAAAAGATTTTGCTTTCTACTTTGAAAGGCATGTTCGCTGCATTGAATATGACGGGAAAAACATTAGACATCACGGATTTGACAGGAACAGACTCTTTGATTTCAGGTGAAAGCTTCATCGATGCTAACCAACTGATGGGGGATGCAAAAGATTCCTTGACGGGTGTGATGATGCATTCGGCCGTCGAATCGTATCTAGCGAAAAGACAGCTCATTGAATATGTGCAAGAAGCCGGTCAATCGGTGCGTGTTCCATACTTCATGAACAAACGTGTGATTGTTGATGATTCGATGCCGTATGACACCACGAACAAAATCGGCGAAGCCTATCTTTTCGGTACGGGAGCCATTGCGCTAGGTAACGGTTCGCATCCGGACATTGTAGAAACAGAAGTGGATCGTGACAAACGAAATACATCTGGCCAAGACTATCTCATCAATCGGCGAATCTTCATTCTGCATCCACGAGGTGTGAAATGGACGGAATCCAGTGTCGAGAAACCATTCCCGACAAACGCTGAAATTGAAAACGGCGATAACTGGGAACGTGTGTATGAGCCAAAAGCGATCCGTATTGTTCGATTTCGATTCCGGACAGACGTACCATCGGGTGTGTGAGGAGGGGGTCTAAATGATCTATAAGGTGCTACGCCCTTTTTCTGATCTACAAGACAATGGGTATGTGTATAACGCGGGGGATACTTTTCCACGCAAAGGCTTGAATGTTTCCGAAGAGCGGATTCGTCAGCTTTCAACGACAAACAACAACGCTCGTCAAGTGTTCATCCAAAAGGCTGATGAAGAACGCGGAGAACACGATGGATATCCGAAACATGTTGGCGGAGGGTACTACGAACTTTCGAATGGCGAAAAAGTCAAAGGAAAAGAGGAAGCATTGAAGGCAGAAGAAGCATTGAAGCGCGGTGAGTCATGATGTCGATAGCTTCGAGGGTACAAATTCGTATTCCGGAAATTCAAACGGATCTATTGAGTGAGTTTGTTCAAACAGCAACTGACCGTATTAAATTGCGCTTAGGTTTGGAAGATTTTCCAATCGAGCTGGAATCAATTGCTGTTGAAGTTGTATGCGCTATGTATAACCGTAAATATCATCAAGGAATTAAAAGCGAAAATGCCGATACTTTTAGTGTCTCTTTTGTTGATGATATTCTGTCAGAATATCAATCTGACTTTGATAGATACTTAGAGATTAAAGAGAAGCAAGAAAACCAAAATAGAGGGGTGCTGAGATTCTTATGATCTTCAAACCTCTCTATTTATTTCGAAAGCAGGAAGTAGGAAGGGATGCCCTTGGAAATTCAATCTATGAGCTTGTCCAATTTGCGGAGTCCGAAGGGCGATTTTCTTCCTGGACATCTGAAGAAATTGCTTTAGATGTTCGGAACGTAACCGTAAATAATCGAAAAATCCTAACGAGAGCAACAAAAGAGCAACTCCAACAAGCTGACAAAATACAGTTTGAGGGTTTGTTCCATTCGATTTCCGAGATCATTGGAGATGAAACCACCCGATGGCGCATTTTAGTCGTCAATCGTTACGGGAGTGAAAAACCGTGAAGATTGAATTAATCGGAGCAGATAAACTTGCAAAAAAACTATATCAAAAGAGTGTCACTGACTTTCACGAGGTTGCCAGGAAAAATATTCGTGATATTTATACAAGATCTCAAAAACCCGGAGGCACACCCGTAGGAGATTATAAGGGAGGTGGACAATTGAGGAAATCGGCTAAATACCGTGGAGATGAAATGGGGTATACCGTTCATTACGCCCCGCACGTTGAATATGGTCACCGACTGGTTAGAGGAGGAAGGACGATCGGATATGTTCCGGGTCAATACTTTCTAAAAAAGAATGTCGACGCCCAAAGGCCCATATATAAAGAAGACCTGCGGGCCAAAATGAGGGAGTGAGTCAATGTATCAGAAACTTTCATTTACGGACGTGCTAGCAGCCATCATTCAGAAGGTCGAAGCGAATACAGGATGGCGCTGTTATGACAACGTACCTACTGATGCTCCTATGCCTTTTTATCATGCGGAAATGATTGGCTCGATTCCGGAAAAAAGCAAAACAATGATGAAAGACCGGTATCAGGCTGTGATCCATGTCTATGCGGAAGGCAGCAGCGGATCCGTCAAAGTATTTGAGGCAATTCACAAGCTTGAGGAGGCACTGACTGAGGATATCGAACTACCGGACGGCTATGAAATGATCCTACAGGTGCCGAATGGCGTCTCTCAAATACTAGATGAAGCTGACGGTTCAAAGCATGCTGTGATCGGATATGATTTTGTCGTTTTCAGCGGTTATAAAGTAAAAATTTAAGGAGGGATTTCAATGAGCCAAGAGCTATATAATCAGCTTTCTGGACATTTGGCTAATGCTATGGCTGGGAAGGATATCATTCTTTCCATTTGGGATGCAACAGGTTCTCAATTGTTGGCTGTTGCTGGCCAACAAGGACTGACGATTAACCGTGATAAAGATACGATTGAAGTGACTTCCAAAGATACGCAAGGTGGCTGGAAACAGTATTTGGGTGGATTTAAAGAGTGGAGCATTGACAATGACGGGGTATATGTTCGTTCGCATGATTCTCACAAAAAGCTCAAAGAAGCTTTTGAGGGAGACGATCCCGTCCTCATCAAAGTGACAAACCAAAAGCAACAAACGGACATGTTTGGTGGACTTGCACTTGTCACTAGCTACCCGATCGAAGCCCCATACGATGATGCTGTCACATATTCTGTGACTTTGACAGGCACAGGGCCGTTAGTCGATCTAGAAGATGCTGAACAAGTACCTGAGGTGTAAGGAGGAGTCATAAATGTTCCAAGTAGACGATGTGATTTACACGGTGAAATTTAATGCCAAAAAGATCAAGACCATTGAAACAGTAGCCAAAACCAGCGTAATGGGGGAAATCGCCAAAAATAATGGTGTTTTGCCATATGGTCTTTTAGAACTCTTATTCTCATTTGCATTGGTCGAAGAAAAAACCAACGAGGCTGTTCCACAAAAGAAAGCAGCAGAAATGTTTGAAAAAGTTGTAGAGGAAAATGGGCTTCTCACAACGAACAACGCGATTCTCGAAAAACTTCAAGATGATTTGGGTTTTTTGTTCCGGTAGAACTCGTGGAAAGCGAGCTACCGAAATACGAACCAACATTGCATGATCTGAAGATGGGAAAGCTAGCTCAACCTTTTACATACGAAAGGGAGCTGGCTTTTTTTGTTGTGCAAGTGGGCCTGTCAATAGCTGAATATGACATGTTGACGGAAAAAGAAAAAATGTTCATCCGAAAAGAGTACGAGAACAAATTCGTTAAGGATATGACTTGGCTGCGCAACGCAGTACTAAATGCCACAGTGAATGCCAATCGAAAAAGGAATCAGCCATTCAGAGATCTGTTTCCTAAGAAAGCGCCTAAAGCTGACAAAGAATACAACGAAAAAGTCATTCAAACGGTTGAGGAGATCGAAGCTAGGAACGGAAAAGGCTGGGTAGAGCTTATATACCGGCAAAACGGAATGAAAATACCGTTGCAGAAGGGAGGTAAATAGATGGCGGACTATACTTTGAGCGCAAAGATCACTGGCGATGCCTCTAGTTTTACGAAGGCGTTTCAAAGTGCACAAGGCACGTTAAATTCCCTGTCGGAAAAGGCAAAAAATGTTGGCAGTAGAATCAGTGATTTTGGCCAGAAAATGTCTTTAGCTGGTGCAGGAATTACGACCGGTATCACAACTCCTTTTTTGGGAGCTATCAAAACAGCAGCGGATTTCGATAGTGCGATTCGAAGAGCTGGAGCTATCGCCGGCGCAAGTTCAAAAGAATTAGACGCCATGACAAAATCCGCATTGGATTTAGGTGCCTCCACTTCTCTATCTAGCACACAAGTAGCAGAAGCTATGACAGAAATGGCGGCAAAAGGTTTTGATGCACAGCAAGTTATTGCGGCTATGCCGGGGGTTATTTCTGCTGCTGAGGCAAGTGGTGAGGATTTAGCACTGACTGCTGATGTTGTGTCAAGTGCATTAAATGGTTTTCGATTAAGCGCTGATCAATCTGGTAAAGTTGCGGATATTTTAGCGATGGCAGCTAATAAAACGGCTGCTGGAATTAGTGACATGGGTTATGCATTCAAGTATGCTGCACCTGCAGCAGCAAATTTGGGCATCAGTATGGAAGAACTTTCAGCCGCAACCGGTATCATGGTGAACGCAGGGATGGCAGGCGAACAAGCTGGTACAACGTTACGAATGGCGTTCAACCGATTAGCCTCTCCGACAAAAGAGGCATCCAAAACCATGGAAGAGCTTGGGTTTAGTGCATTGGATGCAAACGGTAATTTTAAACCGTTGAATCAAATTGTAGGTGAACTAAACAAATCCATGGCCGGCATGACAGAAGCACAAAAGCTAGCCGCATTAAGCACGATATTCGGAACAGAAGCGGCAAGCGGCATGCTGATTCTTTTGAATGCAGGACAGCAAGAATTGCAGGGACTAACCAAAGAGCTGGAGAATTCGGCGGGCGCAAGCGCTGAAGCTGCAGCACAAATGAAAGCCGGAATAGGCGGGGCGCTTGAAAATCTATCAGGTGCCATCGAATCGGCAACCATATCTGTGATGAGCCAACTGACTCCTCTCATTACCGATATTGCGAAGTGGATTACTAGCATGATTGAAAAATTTAACGGCTTAGATGATGGAACAAAGAGATTTATTGCTATGGCTTTCGGTATTATAGCCGCCGCAGGACCTCTATTAACCATTTTCGGTGTTATGACCGTTGGAATCGGAGGTCTAGTATCAGCTTTCGGATTTTTAATCAATCCAATTGGCTTGGTTATTGGTGCTATTACTGCTTTGGGTGCCGTTTTTGGGTCACAAATTGTCGCCAATGAAGGACTTAGAAATAGCATAATTTCTGTATTTAGTTCAATCGGTAGTAATATTAACAGTGTCATCGAAACCATTAAAGGGATTGTTCAAGCTATTATTCCAGTTTTCACAACATTCTTTTCGAGCATTGTGAGTGGTTTTCAGTCTGCTGGAGGAGTTGGCAGTGGTTTTGGAATCCAATTCGCTTCTATCTTTTTAGGTCTGAATCCAATCATAAAAGGGGTTATCCTTCTTTTTCAAAACTTTGGCCCCCAAATTGCTGCGGCGTTCCAACAAGTTTCGGCAATGCTGATTCCGGTCATTGCCACAATCGGTACAGCTCTTGGACAAATAGCCGCCGCAGTGATTCCAGTGTTTATGTCTGCGTTGCAAACGCTCATTCCAGTTGTGATACAAGTGGGCATGGCGTTTATGAATATTGTACAAATGGTTCTGCCGGTATTAATCTCATTAATTAACCAGTTAGTTCCAATCATAACACAAATCGTCACGATTATCGCCCAAATTGCTGCGCAAATAGCTCCATTGATTGGCATACTGATCAGTTCGTTGTTGCCGGTCATCGTGAATATCATTGCGACAGCCATGAATATCGTTCAAACGGTAGCACCAGCCTTTATTGCGATTATCCAAGTGATTATGCAAGTCATACAAGCATTGATCCCTGTTATCATGAGCATTTTGACGGTTGTCGTGAATGTGGTGGCCAATATCATTTCGGCAATTACACCAATCGTGGCATTCATAGGTAGCATAATAAATGCGATTATGGCAATCATTGCACCAATCGTGACATTTATTGCTAACATCATTGCTAACATTATCGCTGTGATCACTCCTATTATCGTGGTCGTTACTGGAATATTTAATACCGTCTTCAATGTGGTTAGTGGAGTATTCAGAAACATTGTTACTTTTATTGGTTCGGCCATTAACGGCATCAGCTCCATCATTAGCGGTATTAGTTCGGTCGTATCAAGTGTATTTAATTCTGTTTTCAGCATTGTCAGATCAGTGATGAACCGGGTTTCAAATACTGTAACTAATGTATTTAATGCGATTCAAGGCGCATGGTCGGGTTTGACAGGATTTGTGTCTGGAGTTTTTTCAGGAATTTCTAGTTCTGTTCAGAAATTAGTCAATCAAGTAAAAGGCTTTATTAACAACGTGATTGGTGGAATTAATGCGGCTATCAGCCTCATCAACAAAATACCTGGTGTCAGCATTGGGAAAATTCCATATTTGCAACACGGTACGGATCACTGGGCTGGAGGCTTTGCCTACATGAACGAAGGTGGACGCGGGGAGTTGGTTCATCTCCCAAACGGAGCGCAAGTGATCCCGCATGATGTCAGCATGAAATATGCAAAAGAAGCCGCCAAGCAAACAAGTATAGACGACATCTCCTCCTATCCTTCCGGATCTCAATCAGAATCAAACTCAATTGAAGTGGTGGTCCCTGTCATCTTGGAAGGCCGAGAAATCGCGCGTGTAACGGCTCCGTATATGGATACAGAATTGGGACGCAGACGAAATGGAATTACTCGTGCGAAAGGAGGGCGCCCGAATGCTAACTTATAACGATCATGATTTGAGTGGTCTAATCATTGTGAACAGCATCGGCAGGCCCATCCTGCCACCTCAAATCCTAAGCACCAAGGAGATTTATGGCCGTCCTGGTGCTTTCTTTTTCGAAAAAAGACATGGTCCAGTCGTAATACCTGTGGGCGTGACGCTCCATGCAAAGGACCATACTCAATATCGTGCGTTAGTTCGGAAAATAGCGGTATATCTGGACGTTGAAGAACCAAAGCCGTTGATTTTTTCCGATGAACCGGACAAATATATCAACGGTATTTTGCAGGACAAATCGGCTTTAGAAGAAATCGCAACAACTGGTCAGGGCGAGCTGCAGTTTTATTGTCCTGATCCTTACTGGTATGCCATCGAGGACGATGTGATGTCCTGGAATGGTCCGGGAACCTATACTTTGGATCGAAAAGGGACGGCTAATTCCGAGCCATTGATTGAAATTCAAGGGTCCAACAAGGGTGGAAAAATTACGCTACAAACGGACAATACTACCATCAATTTCATCGGGAATTTAGCGGCTGGTGAAACGCTCGTATTGGATACAGCGCTGATTACAGCGTACATTAGGAAAAATGATGGCTCTCAGGTGTCGGCAATTCACTATATTGACACCATCGTGATGCCCATCCTGATTCCAGGTGCAAATCAATTAACGATTTCCGTCAACGGCGGTGCATCCGTTACTCAATTCAAGGTAACGGCGCGCAGCCGTTGGAAATAAAGGGGTGAGAGTATGGCCAAAACATCATATAGCGATTTGAAAAGCGAAGACATTTTATCGGCTCATATTAGCGGTTTGCAGCATTCCGTCAATAAAATCGAAGAAGTTCTAAACATGAAAATCCAAAACGTGACCGGCCATACATTGGTTCCGGTTACCGACCAGGACGATCCGTCATTGCGCAATCGCATTTATGAAGGAACAATCCGGGGATGGCTTGATAATCCTTCGCCGGTTATCTATCGAAATGGAGCGCCGGTAGACCCGTCTGAATACACAATTTCTCCTGGACATGGAGTGGTGGTGTTCCATCAACAGCAATTATCTACCGACGTGATTACGGCCGATTTCACCTATGTAATCGCTGGATCCTCGGTGTTGGACCAAATTCTTGCGGATATGGCTCAAATGCAACAACAAATCACCGATCTTCAAAATCGGCCAACCGGCGGAGGTAGCGCAATGTTCCATTATCCTGGAACATACCGGTCGCACTCGGTCGCTGGCGTAGGCGATTTCATGGAAGTCATGGACCAATCGGGCGCAACAAAAATTCAATTTGTAACAGACGTAGATTTTACGAGTCAGACGACCTCAAAGGCCTACTCGGTTGTCAATCCGTCTTATGCTACAAACGTATTGGCCGAAGCAAACACCATCGAATTTTTCCCTTTCCCGGTGTCAGAAACAACGATTTACGATCAAATGTCCGTTCAAGTAGACAGCAATCCTTACGGTGGTCTGGTGATGGGTGTTTATTCGAACGAAGGCGGCAAACCAGGGGCATTAATCGCGCAAACCATAGCGACCACTATTGAAGCGATCGGGACCGGGTGGATTTCGTTGTGGTTCCGAAGCGGCGACCTTCAATTAGAACCAGGTCTGTATTGGCTTGCTCGCTCCAATCAAAACGGAGTGTATTTTGGTCGCTGTTTATATGCGTATCAAGCGATCCCTCTTGGTGATTTTGGAACTCCTACTTATATCGGCTCCGGAAATTATCCAGCAGGCGCGTTGCGTTCAACCGGTTATACTTATCAGTCGAATTTGCCGGCGGATGCATCAAGCGTTACCGTTCAATTGCTGAAACAGAATTTTTACTGCTCTCCTTGGATCCGGAGAAAGCCGTAGGTGATGTGGAATGAATAAGTATAACCAGCTTGGGCGCGTTCGTTATAACCAGCTAGGACGGATAAAATACAACAGTCAGGGCGAATATAAGCCGCCGTTATATAATCGCCTGGCGTTATCCCGGCCGGTTATTCTGGACCAAAACCGGCGGCGGCTCGCGGTGTTGGAAAATGCGGACGATATCATTTTGGAACAAGAAATTAACGGCATCGATCAGCTCACATTTACTTTGCCTTGGAAAGACGAAAAGCGAACATACTTACAAAATGAAAACCTGGTGCAATTAGTGAACCAGCTGTATATCATCCGGCGTGTTTCCATTAAACGCTCCGGGTTATCGCCTGCGGAAGTCGAAGTATATGCGGAAGCAATATGGTATGATTTGCAATTTGCCGAGCCAGTAACGAAATCACGATGGAAGGAAGCAAAGCCGGAAGAAATTATGAGAGATTTGCTGGCTGGCACCGGCTGGTCTATAGGAACAGTGACCATCACTCGTCGTCGTACCTTGGAAGTGGAAGAAGGAATTACAAACCGGTTAGAGGCCTTATCTAAATTACCGGATTTATTCGGTGGAGAATTGCGTTTTAATTCTAACAACATGACCGTCGATTTTACAGAACCGATCGGAAGAAAATCCGGGGCGGCGATCGTGTACTCAAAAAACTTGGAAGAAATCGAAGCAATCTATGACACCACGGAATTGGTCACAAAGCTATACTTATACGGAAAAAATAACATGACAATCGAAGATGCTAATGATGGTGTTCCTTACTTGGAAGATTACAGCTTTACAAACAAAGTGAGGGTAAGGGTCGCCAAAGATGAACGTTTCACGAATCCGCACCATCTCAAAGAAAAGGGACAAGACGCATTGAAAGTCCTGGCGCGTCCTCGCGCTTCGTACATTATGAAAGTATCCGATCTATCATCGCTTTCGGGGTTATCACATGAAGAATTTTTCCTGGGCGATGAGGTACTCGTATTCGACCAAGAATTAGGCATAAACGTAACCGTCCGGATCATGTCCTGGAAGTATAATGTGAAAGAGCCTTGGAATACAGAGCTGCAGATCGAAACTAAACAACCAACCTTGACCGAACTCTTAACCGGTATTCAAGATGGCACGTCTTTCTACCAAGCTGATCCAGAAACTCCAACTGCAAATAATTATTGGTTAAGTGAATTTAGAATTGGTGATATAGATTGTTTGGACTTGGAAGGTGTACAGTTAAAGAATAATGCGACTAAAGATGATATTGTCGCAAAAATTGAGTATGTACATCCTAATAGCTATTTAGGACTATTTTTAAATCTAAAAGAAGAATATGTCGATTACACTATAACCGTAACATTATATCATCCTGATTTTTTTCCGGATGGTTATAGTTTTAATTGGGATGAGATAAAGGATATAATAGCAGAACAATGGTTTCCAAGTGGAATGGAAGCAATATTAATAACCATTTCTAATCAAAATAACGAAAAACAAGTTTATGGAATCAAGTTTGTTCAAAATATTCCCCAGATTTTTAAAGCAAAATTTCTTGGTAATGCCCCTTGGGAAGGCTACAATGTAGAAATACTTGATGAAAACCTAAACAATACGAATATACTTGTTAATGTTTTATATATGAGCATTTTGCAAAATTAGATTTTTTGGATAAAAGTATAAAAAATAAAGCACTCGACAAATAGCTACCAGCATGTTATTTTACAAAATATTACAATAATCTTGTTTTCGGGCATACCTACAGAATTTTTCACATTGAATTTTTTTAAGCGGCTTTCTTCCCTTTATTTTCCTTTGCCATCGCTAGCGCTGAAACAAGTAATACAATAGCGTTCAGGTAAATATGGGTCTTTACTTTTTCAATTCCC